CAGGCAGGCGCCCAGGCAGCACAAGCAGCACAACAGACAGCTATGGCTGGAGCTTCCGGTCAAACGAATTCAAGTAATCCGTTTCCGCCAAAGCAGCCAGCTCAGCCGCAAGGGAACTCTGATGGTTTGCCCTTCTGACCTGGCATCCAAACTGAAACTGATTAAAGATACATTCAATGCTGAAATAGTATGATGTATAATACCAAGAATCCTCTTGAAGTGCAGAATCTCAGACTGAAGATAGAGAAGCTGATTGAGAAGCAGAGTATGGTAGAGGTCGTGGAAAAGAAGGCGAAAACGCTTCAACAGTTGAAGTACCTTCACACGATACTCGCTTACTTCGGATTGCAGACCGGCAACACTCTAGATGAAGTCAAGACCTGTTACTTCAAGAGGATTGTTAATAGAGACTTGTTTGTGCGACAAAAGCACGATGATCTGCTCGGAACAGACAGGGAATACGTAATATCGACCGCAAAGCTTACGAAAGAAGAGCTGTCTGATGCTATCGAACGTTTCAGAAACTGGTCTAGCAACATAGCCGGCATATATATTCCTTCTTCTGAGGAGTACATCGCGCTTCTGCACATCGAACATGATATTCAGAATTCCAAACAATATTTATAAACAATGATGTTACCTAAAGAAATAAGACAGAAGTCAAGTGAGCTTTTCCCGAATAACCTGGAAAAGCAGAAAATCTTTTGTATGGGTGCTGCGTTCTCGTTAGGCAAAGATTTATCTGACTTTGAGGCAGAAGAACAGCAGGCAGAAGTGGTCGAAGAAGTTAAACCTCAAGAGGAAATCTACATTTGTCAGGAGGCTCTTGATATGTGGCTTGCATACAAGAAAGAAAAACGTCAGACTTACAAGCCACGAGGGTTAGAAGCTCTTAAAAAGAAACTCCTACAGTTATCGAGCGGAAATCCAGAATACGCAAAGGTTATCGTTGAGTATTCCATGGGCAACAACTACACCGGGTTGTTCGCTCCTAAAAACAATTACGCAAATAGTTATGAACAACAGCAACGAACTTTCAACAAGATTAATTCAATCCTTGCCGACTGAATGCAAGCAAGCGGTGGAAAAATACGGTGGACAATATGCGCTATTCCTGGACAAATATCCTACCTTGCAAAATCGAACAGATGCAATTACATCTGTATATGATTCTGTAGCTAGAGGCGGTATGTCGTTAGTTAGTATTGATAAGTACTTCAAAGATGGCGCAAGCGAGTTTTGGATTAAGATAATGCTTATTGACTTGTTTATGGTTATTGGTGCTATTGATTCGACCACTCCTTATCAGTTCAAGGCTATGGCACAGCGTATCAGACAAGAATACTATCACCTTACGCCTAGTGAGCTTACTAGATTCTTCTACGAGTTTTCTATGGGTGAGTATGGCGAAATCTATGTAGGAAAGACAGTAAATCCTCAAAAACTTTTTATTGCTCTCGAAAAATACATGTGTAAGCTCTATGAAAAGAGAGCTGAAATTGATTCTCAAAAGTTAGCTGAGAAACAAAAGAAAGAAGATGAGGAATCTAGAAGAAAAGCAATATCCTACGAAGAACATTGCCGCTTAAAGGGTGTTGATATTGAAAAATCGCCTCTTGAAAAGCTAAAGCAAAAGCTTGAAAAAGAATCAAAACGAGACCAAAATGGCAGACGTAAGTAAAATGGCAGAGGAATGGCTCAGTGAGCATCCTAATGCGACACCAAAAGAAATATGGTTAGCCGGTTATTGGCAATCTACCGATAACTGGTGCAACCGAACCAAATAATTTTAGAATTATGGCAGAAAGAAAAGTGAAACCAGAAATCATGCATTTGATGATTCTTGATAACTGTGACCACAAATGCAATCTATGTTGTAATAAAATGTACGATATAGACAAAATTCCTGTAGCTACAGTAGAAGAAATGAAAACAGTTCATACCGTTTGTATTACTGGTGGCGAGCCGTTTATGAGCAATATTAACATCGATAGATTTGCTTTAAACCTTAAAAAACAATTTCCAAATGTCGAAAATGTATACGTTTATACATCTGGTAGCGCATTTGTGTTTAACATCAACAACTTTGGATATAATTTTTTGGATGGCATCAACTTTGCGCCAAAGACAAAGGGAGATTGGGAACAGCTTAAATACGCATCGGCACATCTTCGTGAAGACATAAGAGAAAGCATCCGTACAAGGAAGAGTAATCGTCTATATGTTTTCAAAGAGCATGTTGACTTGTTTGAGAATAATTATAAATACATCGCCAAGAAACTGAATCTCAATGTTCTTTACAGAACATGGGATAAGGAGTTTAAAACTCCTGATAATGAGATTTTCAGAAGATTACCAATATTTTTAAATTAGTTGATTATGGTAGAAAGCAAAGGTAAAATCGCAGAAGTTACTAACGCAACCACCAAGCAGGCGGTAGTGTTCATAGGTGTTTATTCTTTGGTTATCCTGAGAAATATAGGAAGAGCAATCAATAAGGCAGTTCACAAGCTGCCCTGGTTGTTTATCGTGGTAACGGTAGTAATATCATTCATTGTTAGCTTCGTTCTTATCTCTAAAGCTAGGGCAGAGCGAGATAACTACAATCAGAAGCTGGTACACGCAACGCAGCAGCTTGATAGCTATATGGCTGCATACGGAAACATTAAATCAAAGTAAATATGAAGAGATACAAACATACAATAGTGATGATCCTGCTTATCATCGCAGCAATTATCGCAGGTTACGGGTTCATCTGCTTTATGGTCGAACACATTTTCCTTTCGCTTCTGATGGTCTTCTGTTTCAGTTGCGCATTGGCAATAGAGAAGGAGGTGTAGGAATGTCGGCATATAATTTCACACCGAAAGGAGCATTCTTCATCAACTACAAGGAGCCTGACAGGGAAACCGTAGACCATATCACTTCGCTCTATTACCTCATTATCGGTTCTCTCGCTACAATCACGCAGACGGCAATCAAAGACTTGCACGACAATCTCAGTGAGAGGAAGGACCTGTTTAAGCATGAGCTTAAGTATCGCATAAAGGAGGCATTCTCCCGTTCTGAGACTCTTATAGGTATATTCAAGAAGTATACTACCGAGATTTCTCAGTATGAACTCTGGCTTGATATTACAGACAGCATGGAGGAAGACCTGAAGATTGATATACAGAGACTCTTCTATACAACAGACAACATACTTCTGAAGAACAACATCAAGGAACACAAGCTTCAGGCGTATGCATGCGTAGCCTACAACCTGTCAATCATGCTGCACGATATGTGTACGAAGTTTGATGACGTTATGAGTGAGCGTGGCATCAGTTCCGGCAGCATAAGACCTTGCGGAGAATTCATACAGTCTATGTATGGTATGTATGCCTCGATGAGAGAGGTTGCCAGGATCCTTATACCTGATAAGGATGCTGAATACTTCAAGGAAGGCGGTCAGATTTACAGGGCTTTGCAGGTGGTTGCAATGAAGGTATGCAATCCGGAAAGGATAGACAACGCAGCCGACGAAGGACTGAAGCTTAATGGCGTTGACTATCATGGTGAAGAACACCAGAATAACGCATTCCTTCCTTGGAACGGCATCCAGGTAAACTTCCTGTCACGCAACTTTGACAAAATGTCTGATGAAGAACTTGCAAAGGCTCTAGGACGATCTGTTGGTGCAGTAAAGGCAAAAATGAGACAACTTAAACTAAAAAGAACGGAATAGTATGAGTGGAGGCGCATTTGATTATGCTCAGTACAGAATTGCTGACATATACACGGAAATAGAGGATGAAATCTACGGACATTCTCTTGATGATGAATTTGACGTAAATCGGTATATTGAAGATCATTGGTTAGAGGATTCCGAGAAAGAATACGTTCGTAAGCATCATCATACAATACCTAATCGTAGCGAGTATTCTAAGGAAACTATCAAGGAGTTCAAGAAAGGTATAGCTCTACTAAAGAAAGCCGAGGTTTACGCACAGCGCATTGACTGGTTACTTAGTGGCGATGATGGCGAAGATAGCTTTCATAAGCGTTTGAAACACGACTTGGAGGAATTAAAACGTAAAAAACAATAGCTTATGGAAGATTTACCTATTGGCTCAGAAATCGTCTTGAAGGTGGTTGAAAGCGAGACAGAAGAATGTAATGGTTGCTTCTTTGACGAGATAAGCAGCAATATTTATGAAAATATCTGCAAAGATATTTGTTGTGCCGCAATCGACAGAAAAGACGGAAAGAATGTTCAATTCAAAAGAGTAAAGTGATATGAAAGAAAAGATTAACATAGCGGAAATCCTAAAGGATAAGCCAGCAAATACGAAGCTATATTCTCCTTTGTTTAGTGAAGTATTTTTTTCGCATGTAAGTGGCGGTTATATAGCTGTGGAACATCATGGAGGAACATCACTATTCTTAAGTAGTGGCAGATTCTATGATTACGATGGATCAGAGCCGTTATTATTCCCTTCTAAGGAAATGCGTGATTGGAACAAATTTGCTTGGCAGAAGGGCGATATCTTGGTTAATGAGAATAATGCGCATATTATCTTCGAAAAGTTTACAGATGATACATATACAACCTTTATAGGTAGACATTATCTTAATAAGAATTATAAAAATTATGTCCCAGGACGCTATACTTGTGTTACCCAACATTTTCATATTGAAGAAAGTAATGCTGCTCAAATCTATATATATAATATTGAGGAAAAAATTGGTGGCAAACTCGATCTTAAAACTTTGGAAATAGAAAAGCCTAAGTGTGAGTTTAAGACATTCGATAAAGTATTGGGGCGAAATGAGAAAGATGATGTATGGGAAGCTGACCTCTTTTCTCGTTATAAAGAAGAATCACAATATCCTTTTCGTTGTATCGGATTTAGTCGTAAGTATTGTATTCCTTACAACAAAGAAACAGCACATCTACTAGGAACGACTGATGAGTGGAAAGGAGGTGAGTAATGAAAGAGCTTAAAGATTTAGTTGAGGGCGATGAAGTACTAGTTACAGGTATGTCTTACAAACGTATCGCCAAGGTTGATAAAGTGACAAAGACTCAAATTGTTGTTGATAACGCTAGATTTAAAAGAGATTCGGGTTGACAATGTGGTAGCGGTATATGGAATAGGAGAAGAGTATCTGTTCCAACAGAAAAGGAAATATCAGATATTAAAGAAGAGAATTTTCGCAAGAAACTCGTCTACGCTATCAGTTCTTTTGATTTCAAACGCTTATCAACAAATGAGTTAAAACAAGTGTACAATATTGTAAAAGATAAAGAATGAACGAGATTAAAGTAGGCGAAAGAGTAACTATTATTCTTGAAGCTGTTGAACATGACACTTGTGAAGGATGCTTCTTTAAAGGAGTGGCTGGCTATTGTGGTGCAGCTCCACTTGGATTGAAGTGTCTTCCTAAATATCGTTCAGACAAAAAGAATGTAATCTTTAAAGAAGTTAAGGAGTAAAGCGTATGGATAAGTTATATATTCCAGGAGATTTGGTTTATATCCATGGAAGTCTTAGAATCATTAGCAATTGTGATGGTTACTATGCAACTTACTATGATGAAAACGAAAGCTTACAAGAAGTTAATGTTAATATGATAGAAGGTATTCCTATCACTCCAGAGATTCTAGAGAAGAATGGATGGGAGAGAAAAGTGATGAGCAGAGGAATAAAGAATAGTCATTTGGTATATACAAAACCCGATATTGAAGAATATGGATATTTCCCTATCTACATAGAAAAAGGTATCGGTAAAGAGTTTGATGTATATCCGTTTACATACAACAATGTATGTACACAAATTGCATACATTAAGTATGTTCATGAACTCCAGCACCTTCTCTTTGGTCTAGGTATTTATCACAAAATGGAGGTGTAGTATGGAAGCATTCACAAACAATACTCAGGTTCTTTATTCTAGAGTGAAGAATGTGATATATGAATTAGCTGAAGAGAAGCCTTTTGGGACACCACTTACCCATGGTGAGGTAATCGTTGCTCTTGAAGCTATTATAAAGCAGTTAAGCTAACCTCCTTCGGGCATAAATTAATTGATTAGGAAAGCAACAGAAGCAAAGAGAAAGTTGTGTAAGATTAGAAGCTTTCTTACAGACGATGAACAGAAGCTAGCGATTTGGATAGCAATTAGAGCTATTAACACTTGCACTGAAAATGGGTTTATTGTAGAAGATTGATTAACCATCCGCAAGGATATAAATAGATAGAATATGAGTGAAAATGTAATCACCTCGTACAAGGGATTCGACAAGAATATGAAATGCCGTGGATTTCAGTACGAAGTTGGAAAAGAGTATGAAATTGACGGAGAAATCAAGTGTTGTAACCGAGGTTTTCATGCTTGCAAGTCTCCAATGGAAGTGTGGGACTACTACGATATGCTTGACTCTCGCTATGCAGAGGTAGAACAGTCTGATAAGATTGACGCAGGAGAAAATTCGACAAAGGTATGCTCTTCTCGTATCAAGATTAAGGCTGAGTTGAAGCTGGCTGACATCATTAATATCGGTGTTGAGTGGCTGAAAGATATTACATCACCATCTAAAGTTAAGGCAGATGGTGTGTTAAACGACAACGGAAACAGAAGAAAACAG